TGTGAAATACCTCCCTTTTGTGGATTTGTCTGTTTGTCGACTTTTTGTGTTGGTGGTGAGTGTGGTGCAGCCTGAGCTTCCTGGGTCTCGTGATTGGTGTGGGGAGACGCGTCGTTGGTGGCGTGTGTGGGGTGAGGATCCGCGTGCGCGGTACGTGTCTGATGAGGAGTGGCTGTTTCTCATGGATGCTGCGGTGATTCATGATTGTGTGTGGCGTGATGGTCGCGCGGATTTGGTGGCTTCGCTTCGTGCTCATGTGAAGGCGTTTATGGGCATGTTGGATAGGTATTCGGTTGATGTGGTGTCTGGTGGCCGTGGCGGGGGTTCTGCGGTGGCGATGATTGACCGGTATAGGAAGCGTAAAGGGGCCTAATGTCGAGTGTTGTTGGTTCTCAGGTTCCTCGTCATCGTGTGGCTGCGGCGTATTCGGTGACTGCTGGCGGTGATGCCGGCGAGCTTGGGCGGGCTTACGGGTTGACGCCTGATCCGTGGCAGCAGCAGGTGTTGGATGATTGGCTAGCAGTCGGCGGTAATGGCAGGCTTGCTTCTGGTGTGTGTGGGGTGTTTGTGCCTCGCCAGAATGGCAAGAATGCTATTTTGGAGATTGTGGAGTTATTTAAGGCGACGATTCAGGGTCGCCGTATTTTGCATACTGCTCACGAGTTGAAGTCGGCTCGTAAGGCGTTTATGCGGCTTCGATCGTTTTTTGAGAATGAGCAGAAGTTCCCTGACTTGTATCGTATGGTGAAGTCGATTCGTGCAACGAATGGTCAGGAGGCTATTGTGTTGCATCACCCTGATTGTCCGACGTTTGAGAAGAAGTGTGGCTGTCCGGGGTGGGGTTCGGTCGAGTTTGTGGCTCGTTCTCGTGGTTCTGCTCGCGGGTTTACGGTGGATGATTTGGTGTGTGACGAGGCGCAAGAGTTGTCGGATGAGCAGTTGGAGGCGTTGCTTCCTACTGTGTCTGCTGCGCCTTCTGGTGATCCTCAGCAGATTTTCCTTGGTACGCCGCCTGGGCCGTTGGCTGATGGTTCGGTGGTGTTGCGTTTGCGCGGTCAGGCGCTTGGTGGCGGTAAGCGTATCGCCTGGACGGAGTTTTCGATTCCTGACGAGTCTGATCCGGATGATGTGTCGCGGCAGTGGAGGAAGCTTGCTGGTGACACTAATCCGGCGTTGGGTCGTCGCCTGAATTTTGGGACCGTAAGCGATGAGCATGAGTCGATGTCTGCTGCCGGGTTTGCTCGGGAGCGGCTTGGCTGGTGGGATCGTGGCCAGTCTGCCACGTCTGTGGTTCCGGCGGATAAGTGGGCGCTATCGGCGGTTGATGATGTTGAGCTTTCTGGTGGGAAAGTGTTTGGGGTTTCGTTTTCTCGCTCTGGTAGCAGGGTTGCTTTGGCAGGTGCCGGCAGGACTGCTGCTGGGGTTCATGTTGAGGTTATTGATGGGCTGTCGGGGACTATTGTTGATGGTGTGGGCCGGTTAGCTGACTGGTTGGCGGTTCGTTGGGGTGATACTGACCGGATCATGGTTGCCGGGTCTGGTGCGGTGTTGTTGCAGAAGGCGTTGACGGATCGTGGCATACCTGGTCGGGGTGTTGTGGTTGCTGATACTGGGGTGTATGTGGAGGCGTGTCAGGCGTTTTTGGAGGGTGTGCGTTCGGGTGTTGTGTCTCATCCTCGTGCTGATTCTCGCCGTGACATGTTGGATATTGCTGTGAGGTCGGCTGTGCAGAAGCGTAAGGGGTCTGCGTGGGGTTGGGGTTCCTCGTTTAAGGATGGTTCTGAGGTGCCTTTGGAGGCTGTGTCGTTGGCGTTTTTGGGGGCTAAACGTGTTCGTCGTGGCCGTCGGGAGCGTAGTGGTAGGAAGCGGGTGTCTGTGGTATGAACTCGGATGAGTTGGCTCTGATTGAGGGCATGTACGATCGTATTAAGAGGTTGTCTTCGTGGCATTGTCGCATTGAGGGCTACTATGAGGGTTCTAGCCGGGTGCGTGATTTGGGGGTGGCTATTCCTCCCGAGTTGCAGCGTGTGCAGACTGTGGTGTCGTGGCCTGGGATTGCGGTGGATGCTTTGGAGGAGCGTCTGGATTGGCTGGGCTGGACGAATGGTGACGGCTACGGCCTGGATGGTGTGTATGCTGCGAATCGGCTTGCTACGGCGTCGTGTGATGTGCATTTGGATGCGCTGATTTTTGGTTTGTCGTTTGTGGCTGTTATTCCCCAGGATGATGGGTCGGTGTTGGTTCGTCCGCAGTCACCCAAGAATTGCACCGGAAAGTTTTCTGCCGATGGTTCTCGTCTGGATGCTGGCCTTGTGGTGCAGCAGACGTGTGATTCTGAGGTTGTTGAGGCGGAGTTGTTGCTGCCTGATGTGATTGTTCAGGTTGAGCGGCGGGGTTCGCGGGAGTGGGTTGAGACGGGTCGTATCGTGAATAGTCTTGGGGCGGTTCCGCTTGTGCCTATTGTGAATCGGCGCAGGACGTCTCGTATCGATGGGCGCTCCGAGATTACGAGGTCTATTAGGGCTTACACGGATGAGGCTGTGCGCACACTTCTTGGCCAGTCTGTGAATCGTGACTTTTATGCCTACCCGCAAAGGTGGGTGACTGGCGTGAGTGCGGATGAGTTTTCGCAGCCTGGCTGGGTCCTGTCGATGGCTTCTGTGTGGGCTGTGGATAAGGATGATGATGGTGACACGCCGAATGTGGGGTCGTTTCCTGTCAATTCGCCTACACCGTATTCGGATCAGATGAGACTGTTGGCGCAGTTGACTGCGGGTGAGGCGGCTGTTCCGGAACGCTATTTCGGGTTTATCACATCTAACCCACCTAGTGGGGAGGCGTTGGCTGCCGAGGAATCTCGGCTTGTGAAACGTGCTGAGCGGCGTCAAACGTCGTTTGGTCAGGGCTGGCTGTCGGTTGGTTTTTTGGCTGCCAAGGCGTTGGATTCTCGTGTTGATGAGGCAGATTTTTTTGGTGATGTTGGTTTGCGTTGGCGTGATGCTTCGACGCCTACCAGGGCGGCTACGGCTGATGCTGTGACGAAGCTTGTTGGTGCCGGTATTTTGCCTGCTGATTCTCGTACGGTGTTGGAGATGTTGGGGCTTGATGATGTGCAGGTTGAGGCTGTGATGCGTCATCGTGCTGAGTCGTCTGACCCGTTGGCGGCACTGGCTGGGGCTATATCGCGTCAAACTAACGAGGTATGATAGGCGATGGCTTCGGGGGTTGAGGCGAGGCTTGCGGCGACTGAGTATCAGCGTGAGGCGGTCAGGTTTGCTGGGAAGTATGCGGGCTATTATTCTGAGCTTGGTCGTTTGTGGCGTGCCGGCAGGATGAGTGACACGCAGTATGTTCGTTTGTGTGTGGAGTTGGAGCGTGCCGGCCATGATGGTTCGGCATCGTTGGCTGCCAGGTTTGTGTCGAATTTTCGCCGGTTGAATGATGTTGATCCTGGTTTGATTGTGTATGACGAGTTTGATGCTGCTGCGGCGTTGGCTCGATCGATTTCGACCACGAAGATTCTTAAGAGCGACCCGGATAGGGCGAATGATACGATTGATGCGATGGCGGCGGGTTTTGATCGTGCTGTGTTGAATGCTGGTCGTGACACGGTTGAGTGGTCTGCGGGTGCGCAGGGGCGGTCTTGGCGGCGGGTTACGGATGGTGATCCGTGTGCTTTCTGCGCAATGCTGGCTACACGAAGTGACTATACGACTAAAGAAAGGGCACTCACTACTGGTCATACTCGGCGTCATAAGCGTGGTGGTAAGCGTCCGCTTGGTTCGAAGTATCATGATCATTGCGGGTGTACGGTGGTTGAGGTTGTGGGCCCTTGGGAGTCTAATGCCGCAGATGTGGGTTATCAGAAGGTTTATGAGAAGGCTCGTGAGTGGGTTGATGATCACGGGTTGCAGCAGTCGCCTGGCAATATTTTGAAGGCTATGCGTACTGTTGGGGATATGAGATAAATGGTTTCCGGTTGTGCGCCGCCGGTTATCGGTGTACGGGTTGTCTCCCGCACGGGGGTCAGCGAGATAGTGTTGTTTTCCGCAAGGAGTGTAAGGTTAGGCTATGGCCGATCAAAACGTTGAAGAACAAAACGTCAACAATGATGCTGTTGAGCCCGGAAAGGGTGGAGACGTTGTTGATATTGTGAAGGATGGGCAGGCTGCCGGCGATGATCATGCCGGTGATATTTCCGTGAAGGGTGAGGCTTCTGGGCCGTCTGGCACGGATTGGAAGGCTGAGGCCCGTAAGTGGGAGTCTCGTGCTAAAAGTAATTTTGCCGAGTTGGAGAAGCTTCGCGTCTCGGATGGTGATGCGGGGTCTGTGATTGCTGAGCTTCGCCGCAAGAATGAGGAGCTCGAGGGTAAAGTTAACGAGTTTGTTCTTGAGGGTGTTAAGCGTGATGTGGCTGCCGAGTGTGGCCTGTCGGTTGATGCGGTCGCTTTCTTGCACGGCAGTGATCGTGATGCGCTGGTGGAGTCTGCTAAGGCTTTGAAGGGTTTGATTGACCATAGTAGTGGTGGCGCGGGTGTGCGCCGTCTTGCGGGGAGTGCCCCCGTGGATGATGTTAAACGACGTGAGGGTGTCGCTTTTGTGGATGCTCTTGTCAATAATTCTAGGAGATGATTTGTGATGGCTGACGATTTTCTTTCTGCAGGGAAGCTTGAGCTTCCTGGTTCTATGATTGGTGCGGTTCGTGACCGTGCTATCGATTCTGGTGTTTTGGCGAAGCTTTCGCCGGAGCAGCCGACTATTTTTGGCCCTGTTAAGGGTGCCGTGTTTTCGGGTGTTCCTCGCGCCAAGATTGTTGGTGAGGGCGCGGTTAAGCCTTCCGCGTCTGTTGATGTTTCGGCGTTTACTGCGCAGCCTATCAAGGTTGTGACTCAGCAGCGTGTAAGCGACGAGTTTATGTGGGCGGATGCTGATTACCGTCTGGGTGTTTTGCAGGATCTGATTTCCCCGGCTCTTGGTGCTTCGATTGGTCGCGCCGTGGATCTGATTGCTTTCCACGGTATTGATCCGGCTACGGGTAAGCCTGCTGCGGCTGTTAAGTCTTCGTTGGATGAGACGAAGAATACTGTTGATGCAACCGATAGCGCTACGGCTGATCTGATTAAAGCGGTTGGGCTGATTGCGGGTGCTGGTTTGCAGGTTCCTAACGGTGTTGCCTTGGATCCTGCGTTCTCGTTTGCCCTGTCTACTGAGGTGTATCCGAAGGGGTCTCCGCTTGCTGGCCAGCCTATGTATCCTGCCGCCGGGTTTGCTGGTTTGGATAATTGGCGCGGGCTGAATGTTGGTGCTTCTTCGACTGTGTCGGGTGCCCCGGAGATGTCGCCTGCCTCAGGTGTGAAGGCTATTGTGGGTGATTTCTCTCGTGTTCATTGGGGGTTCCAGCGTAACTTCCCGATCGAGCTGATCGAGTATGGCGATCCGGATCAGACTGGCCGTGACTTGAAGGGCCATAATGAGGTTATGGTTCGTGCCGAGGCTGTGCTGTATGTGGCTATCGAGTCTCTGGATTCGTTTGCTGTTGTGAAGGAGAAGGCTACCCCGAAGCCTAATCCTCCGGCCGAGAACTGATTTATTGTTGCGGTGATGTGTACATGTGCAGGGGGTGGTGTTGATGGGTATCATTTTGAAGCCTGAGGATATTGAGCCTTTCGCCGATATTCCTGAGGGGAAGCTTGAGGCGATGATTGCCGATGTGGAGGCTGTGGCTGTCAGTGTCGCCCCCTGTATCGCTAAACCGGATTTCAAATACAAGGATGCCGCCAAGGCTATCCTGCGTCGTTCTTTGTTGCGTTGGAATGATACTGGCGTGTCGGGTCAGGTGCAGTATGAGTCTGCGGGTCCGTTCGCCCAGACTACACGGTCTAATACTCCCACGAACTTGTTGTGGCCTTCCGAGATTGCTGCGTTGAAAAAGTTGTGTGAGGGTAGTGGTGGGGCTGGTAAAGCGTTCACTATTACACCGACCATGAATAGTAGCGTGAATCATTCTGAGGTGTGTTCCACGGTGTGGGGTGAGGGCTGCTCGTGCGGGTCGAATATTAACGGCTGTGATGGCCCTTTGTGGGAGATCTAGGATGACTGGTTTTCCTTTCGGTGAGACTGTGGTGATGCTTCAGCCTACTGTTCGTGTCGATGCTTTAGGCGACAAGGTTGAGGATTGGGGTCATCCTGTAGAAACCGTGTACCATAATGTGGCCATCTATTCTTCTGTGTCGCAGGAGGATGAGGCTGCCGGTCGTGACTCGGATTATGAGTATTGGTCGATGCTTTTTAAGCAGCCTGTCAAGGATGCCGGTTATCGTTGTAGGTGGCGTATTCGGGGTGTGGTGTGGGAGGCTGACGGGTCTCCTATCGTGTGGCATCATCCGATGTCTGGCTGGGATGCTGGCACGCAGATTAATGTGAAGCGCAAGAAGGGCTGATGATTGTGGCACAGAATGTTGATGTGAAGCTGAACTTGCAGGGTATACGTGAGGTGCTGAAATCGACCGGGGTGCAGGCTATGTTGGCTGAGCGTGGCGAGCGTGTCAAGCATGCGGCTGCGGCGAATGTGGGCGGTAATGCTTTCGATAGGGCTCAGTATCGTGGCGGGTTGTCGTCTGAGGTGCAGGTTCACCGTGTTGAGGCTGTCGCTAGGATTGGCACCGCCTATAAGGGTGGTAAAAGGATTGAGGCGAAGCATGGCACGTTGGCGAGGTCGATTGGGGCTGCGTCGTGATCGTTTACGGTGATCCGCGTGTGTGGGCTAAACGCGTGCTCAAGGATGATGGCTGGCTGTCTGGGATACCGTGTACGGGTACTGTGCCTGATAGCTTTGAGGGTGACCTGATTTGGTTGGCTCTTGATGGTGGCCCGCAGTTGCATGTTCGTGAGCGAGTGTTTTTGCGTGTGAATGTTTTCTCGGATACACCTGATCGGGCTATGTCGTTGGCGCGTCGTGTTGAGGCTGTGCTGGCTGATGGTGTGGATGGTGATCCGGTGGTGTTTTGTCGGCGTTCTACTGGTCCTGATTTGTTGGTTGATGGTGCACGTTTTGATGTGTATTCGCTGTTTGAGCTGGTGTGCCGTCCTGTCGAATTCGAGTAAACGTATTGGTTTTCTATATTTTGTTTTTGTTTGATTATTTTTGGGGGTTGTGATGGCTGCAACACGTAAAGCGTCTAATGTTCGCTCGGCTGTTACCGGTGACGTCTATATTGGTGACGCTCACGCCGGTGACACTATTGATGGTGTTGGGAAGATTCCTGACGGTCTTACCGCTTTAGGGTACCTGTCTGATGACGGGTTTAAGATTAAGCCTGAGCGTAAAACGGATGATTTGAAGGCTTGGCAGAATGCGGATGTTGTTCGCACTGTTGCCACCGAGTCGTCTATCGAGATTTCTTTCCAGCTGATCGAATCCAAGAAGGAGGTTATTGAGCTGTTTTGGCAGTCGAAGGTTACTGCCGGAGCCGATTCGGGTTCGTTTGATATTTCTCCTGGTGCCACGACGGGTGTTCACGCCCTGTTGATGGATATTGTGGATGGCGATCAGGTTATTCGCTACTATTTCCCTGAGGCTGAGCTTGTCGATCGTGACGAGATTAAGGGCAAGAATGGCGAAGTGTACGGGTATGGTGTGACGTTGAAGGCGTATCCTGCCCAGATTAATAAGAAGGGTGATGCGGTGTCTGGTCGGGGGTGGATGACGGCTTTAAAAGCTGATACTCCTCCGGTTCCGCCTTCTCCGAAGCCTCAGCCGGATCCTAATCCTCCGTCCGAGAACTGATACACGATTTTAGGGGATTGTTGATAGATGAGTGACACAGGTTACACGTTGAAGATTGGTGACCGTAGCTGGGTGTTGGCGGATGCGGAGGAGACGGCTCAGGCTGTGCCTGCCCGCGTGTTTCGCCGTGCAGCTAAGATTGCCCAGTCGGGGGAGTCTGCGGATTTCGCCCAGGTTGAGGTGATGTTTTCTATGTTGGAGGCTGCCGCCCCAGCGGATGCTGTGGAGGCTTTGGAGGGGCTTCCGATGGTTCGTGTTGCCGAGATTTTCCGTGAGTGGATGGAGTGGAAGCCGGACGGTAAAGGGGCTTCCCTGGGGGAATAGTTTGGCTCCACGGCCTGATTGATGATTATCGTGGGGCCATCGAATATGATTGGAGGACCCGGTTTGGTTGCTCTGTTTATGATGTTGGTGGCCCCGTAATGTGTTACGGTGAGGCTGTCCGACTGGCTGGCGTGTTGTGTACGGACACGTCTAGCCAGTTGGCGGCCCACCTGAATGGCTGGCAGCGCCCGTTTGAGTGGTGCGAGTGGGCTGTGCTGGACATGTTGGATCATTACAGGTCTGCTAATAGTGAGGGGCAGCCGGAGCCTGTGGCGAGACCTACGGATGAGCGTAGGGCAAGGTTTACGTCGTCTCAGGTGGACGATATTTTGGCGCGTGTTCGTGCCAGTGGCGGGGTGTCTCGCAAGATTAATATTATGGGGTGAATAGTGTATGTCTGGTGAGATTGCTTCCGCATATGTGTCTTTGTATACGAAGATGCCCGGTTTGAAATCGGATGTTGGTAAACAATTGTCCGGGGTGATGCCTGCTGAGGGTCAGCGTTCTGGTAGTCTTTTTGCTAAGGGCATGAAGCTAGCCTTGGGTGGCGCGGCGATGATGGGCGCCATCAATGTGGCCAAGAAGGGCCTGAAATCGATCTATGATGTGACTATTGGTGGCGGTATCGCTAGGGCGATGGCTATCGATGAGGCTCAGGCTAAACTTACTGGTTTGGGTCACACGTCTTCTGACACGTCGTCGATTATGAATTCGGCTATTGAGGCTGTGACTGGTACGTCGTATGCGTTGGGTGATGCGGCTTCTACGGCTGCTGCTTTGTCTGCTTCGGGTGTCAAGTCTGGCGGTCAGATGACTGACGTTTTGAAGACTGTCGCCGATGTGTCATATATTTCTGGCAAGTCGTTTCAGGATACGGGCGCTATTTTCACGTCGGTTATGGCCCGCGGTAAGTTGCAGGGCGATGACATGTTGCAGCTTACTATGGCTGGTGTTCCGGTGTTGTCCCTGTTGGCTCGGCAGACGGGTAAGACTTCTGCTGAGGTGTCGCAGATGGTGTCGAAGGGCCAAATCGATTTTGCCACGTTTGCGGCTGCGATGAAGCTTGGCATGGGTGGTGCTGCGCAGGCGTCTGGTAAGACGTTTGAGGGTGCTATGAAGAATGTTAAGGGCGCCCTGGGTTATCTTGGTGCTACGGCTATGGCGCCGTTTCTTAACGGCTTGCGGCAGATTTTTGTTGCGTTGAATCCGGTTATTAAGTCGGTCACGGATTCTGTGAAGCCGATGTTTGCTGCCGTCGATGCTGGTATTCAGCGTATGATGCCGTCTATTTTGGCGTGGATTAATCGTATGCCGGGCATGATCACGAGAATGAATGCACAGATGCGCGCCAAGGTGGAGCAGTTGAAGGGCGTTTTTGCGAGAATGCATTTGCCTGTTCCTAAAGTGAATTTGGGTGCCATGTTTGCTGGCGGCACAGCGGTGTTTGGTGTTGTTGCTGCGGGTGTGGGGAAGCTTGTTGCCGGGTTTGCCCCGTTGGCTGTGTCGTTGAAGAATTTGTTGCCGTCGTTTGGTGCTTTGAAGGGTGCCGCTGGCGGGCTTGGCGGCGTGTTTCGGGCGCTTGGTGGTCCTGTTGGTATTGTGATCGGCTTGTTTGCGGCCATGTTTGCTACGAACGCCCAGTTCCGTGCCGCTGTTATGCAGCTTGTTGGTGTGGTTGGTCAAGCCCTGGGGCAGATCATGGCGGCTATTCAGCCGCTGTTTGGTTTGGTTGCGGGGCTGGTGGCACAGTTGGCGCCAGTGTTTGGCCAGATTATTGGTATGGTTGCTGGTTTGGCTGCCCAGATTGTGCCTTTGATTAGTATGTTTGTCGCCCGGCTGGTTCCTGTGATCACGCAGATTATTGGTGCGGTGACACAGGTTGCTGCCATGCTGCTGCCTGCGCTTATGCCGGTGTTGCAGGCTGTTGTGGCTGTGATACGGCAGGTTGTTGGTGTTGTTACGCAGCTGATTCCGGTGTTGATGCCTGTTATTCAACAGATTTTGGGTGCTGTGATGTCTGTGTTGCCGCCGATTATTGGTTTGATACGGTCGCTTATACCAGTCATCATGTCGATTATGCGTGTGGTGATGCAGGTTGTTGGCGTCGTGCTACAGGTGGTGGCCCGTATAATTCCGGTTGTGATGCCGATTGTGACGGCTGTGATAGGGTTTGTTGCACGGATTCTTGGTGCTATTGTGTCGGCTGCCGCCAGGATTATTGGGGCTGTTGCCCGTGTTGTCGGATGGGTTGTGGGCCATTTGGTGTCTGGTGTGGCGCGTATGGGTTCGGTTATTCAGGCTGGCTGGAATCATATTAGGGCGTTTACGTCTGCGTTTATTAACGGTTTCAAGTCGGTAATTTCGGGTGGCGTGAACGCGGTTGTCGGGTTTTTTGCCCGTCTGGGTTCTTCGGTTGCCTCCCATGTGAGGTCCGGGTTTAACGCGGCCCGTGGCGCTGTGTCTTCCGCGATGAATGCTATCCGTAGTGTTGTGTCTTCGGTGGCGTCTGCTGTTGGCGGGTTTTTCGGGTCGATGGCGTCTCGTGTTCGGAATGGTGCTGTGCGCGGTTTTAATGGTGCCAGGAATGCGGCCTCTAGCGCTATGCATGCTATGGGGTCCGCTGTGTCCAATGGTGTGCATGGTGTGCTGGGTTTTTTCCGGAATCTGCCTGGCAATATTCGGCGTGCGCTTGGTAATATGGGGTCCCTGTTGGTGTCTGCTGGCCGTGACGTGGTGTCTGGTTTGGGTAATGGTATCCGGAATGCTATGAGTGGTCTGCTGGATACGGTGCGTAATATGGGGTCTCAGGTTGCTAATGCTGCTAAATCAGTGTTGGGTATTCATTCCCCATCGCGGGTGTTTCGTGACCAGGTTGGCCGCCAGGTTGTTGCCGGTTTGGCTGAGGGTATCACCGGGAATGCTGGTTTAGCGTTGGATGCAATGTCTGGTGTGGCTGGACGGCTGCCTGATGCGGTTGATGCCCGGTTTGGTGTGCGATCGTCTGTGGGCTCGTTTACCCCGTATGGCAGGTATCAGCGTATGAGCGAGAAAAGTGTTGTGGTGAATGTTAACGGGCCTACTTATGGGGATCCGAACGAGTTTGCGAAGCGGATTGAGCGGCAGCAGCGTGACGCGTTGAACGCGTTGGCTTACGTGTGATTGGGGGTGTTGTGCATGTTTATTCCTAACCCGTCTGATCGTGCCGGTTTGACTGTTACTTGGTCTATGTTGCCGTTGATTGGTAATGATCCGGAGCGTGTGCTGCATTTGACGGATTACACGGGTGCGTCTCCTGTCATGTTGTTGAATGATTCGTTGCGCGGTTTGGGTGTTCCTGAGGTTGAGCATTTTTCTCAAACCCATGTGGGGGTGCACGGCTCGGAGTGGCGTGGGTTTAATGTGAAGCCTCGCGAGGTGACGTTGCCTGTTCTGGTGTCGGGTGTTGACCCGGATCCGGATGGCGGTTTTCGTGACGGTTTTTTGAAGGCGTATGACGAGTTGTGGTCTGCGTTTCCTCCTGGCGAGGTGGGGGAGTTGTCGGTGAAGACGCCTGCCGGTGTTGAGCGTGTGCTAAGGTGTCGGTTTGATTCGGTTGATGACACGTTTACGGTTGATCCGGTGAACAGGGGTTATGCGCGTTATGTGCTTCATTTGACAGCTTATGACCCGTTTTGGTATGGGGATGAGCAAAAGTTTCGTTTCAGTAACGCGAAGTTGCAGGATTGGTTGGGTGGCGGCCCTGTCGGCGGTAAGGGTACAGCGTTTCCGGTGGTGTTGACGCCTGGTGTTGGTTCGGGTTGGGATAACCTGTCTAATAAAGGTGATGTGCCTGCGTGGCCTGTGATTCGTGTTGAGGGGCCTTTGGATTCGTGGTCTGTGCAGATTGATGGTTTGCGTGTGTCATCAGACTATCCTGTCGAGGAGTATGATTGGATTACTATTGATACGGATCCTCGGAAGCAGTCTGCATTGTTGAACGGGTTTGAGGATGTGATGGATCGTTTGAAGGAGTGGGAGTTTGCCCCTATCCCGCCTGGCGGTTCTAAGAGTGTGAATATTGAGATGGTTGGTTTGGGTGCCATCGTTGTGTCGGTGCAGTACAGGTTTTTGAGGGCTTGGTGAACAGGTGATGGCTGGTTTGGTTCCGCATGTAACATTGTTTACACCTGATTATCGCCGTGTGGCGCCTATCAATTTTTTTGAGTCGTTGAAGTTGTCGTTGAAGTGGAATGGTTTGTCGACGCTGGAGTTGGTGGTGTCGGGTGATCATTCTAGGCTTGACGGGTTGACGAAGCCGGGTGCACGGCTGGTTGTTGATTATGGTGGTGGCCAGATTTTTTCTGGGCCTGTGCGTCGGGTTCATGGTGTTGGTCCGTGGCGTTCTTCGCGGGTGACTATCACGTGTGAGGATGATATTCGCCTGTTGTGGTGTATGTTGATGTGGCCTGTGAATTATCGTCCTGGTATGGTTGGTATGGAGTGGCGTGCGGACCGTGATTATGCTCACTATTCTGGTGCTGCGGAGTCGGTTGCTAAGCAGGTGTTGGGGGATAATGCTTGGCGGTTTCCGCCTGGTTTGTTTATGAACGATGATGAGAGTCGTGGCCGCTATATTAAGGATTTTCAGGTGCGGTTTCACGTGTTTGCCGATAAGTTGTTGCCGGTGTTGTCGTGGGCTCGGATGACTGTCACGGTGAACCAGTTTGAGAATGCGAAGTTTGATCAGCGTGGTTTGGTGTTTGATTGTGTGCCTGCTGTGACGCGTGAGCATGTGTTGACTGCCGAGTCGGGTTCGATTGTGTCGTGGGAGTATGTGCGTGACGCCCCTAAGGCTACGTCGGTGGTTGTGGGTGGCCGCGGCGAGGGTCGGGATCGGCTGTTTTGTGAGGATGTTGATTCGATGGCCGAGGATGACTGGTTTGATCGTGTCGAGGTGTTTAAGGATGCCCGCAACACGGATTCTGAACATGTGCATCTCATCGATGAGGCTGAGCAGGTGCTGTCCGAGTTAGGGGCCACGTCGGGGTTTAAGATCGAGTTGGCTGAGTCGGATGTGTTGCGTTTTGGGCCAGGCAGCCTGATGCCTGGGGATTTGATTTATGTGGATGTGGGTTCTGGCCCGATTGCGGAGATTGTGCGGCAGATTGATGTGGAGTGTGTATCGCCTGGGGATGGTTGGACGAAGGTGACTCCTGTTGCGGGGGATTATGAGGATAATCCTTCAGCATTGTTGGCTCGCCGTGTGGCTGGTTTGGCGGCTGGTGTGCGGGATTTGCAAAAGTTTTAGTAAGTGATTGGGGTTTGTTGTGGGTATTGTGTGTAAAGGGTTTGATGGTGTGTTGACCGAGTATGATTGGGCTCAAATGTCTGGTCTGATGGGTAATATGCCGTCTGTGAAGGGTCCTGACGATTTTCGTGTCGGTACGACGGTTCAGGGTGCCACGGTGTTGTGTGAGGTCCTGCCGGGGCAGGCTTGGGCTCACGGGGTGATGTGCACGTCGAATAGTGTTGAGACGGTGACAGGGCAGCTGCCTGGCCCGGGTGAGACCCGTTATGACTATGTTGTTCTGTCTCGGGATTGGGAGCAGAACACAGCCAAGTTGGAGATTGTTCCGGGTGGCCGTGCGGAGCGTGCCCGGGATGTGTTGCGTGCCGAGCCTGGCGTGTACCATCAGCAGTTGTTGGCTACCCTGGTGTTGTCGTCTAACGGGTTGCAGCAGCAGCTGGATAGGCGTGCTATAGCGGCGAGGGTGGCGTTTGGCGAGTCTGCTGCGTGTGATCCTACCCCTATGGAGGGTGACCGGGTGATGGTGCCTTCGGGGGCTGTGTGGGCTAATCATGCTAACGAGTGGATGCTGTTGTCCCCCAGGATTGAGACGGGTTCTAAGTCGATCATGTTTGGCGGGTCTGCTGTGTATGCTTACACGATTTCGTTTGCCCGCCCCTTTGGTAGTGCGCCTGTTGTGGTGGCGTCTATGGCTACGGCGGCTGGGGGCACGCAGCAGATTGATGTGAAAGTCTACAATATTACTAATAAGGATTTTAGTTTGGCGTTTATTACGAATGATGGTTCGAAGCCGAATGGTGTGCCTGCGGTTGCGAATTGGATTGCTGTCGGTGTGTGACAGGGCTGTTGTGGCTGATGTTGTAATGTTGGGGGGCTGTGGTGTCTTGGGTTACTCCTGCGCTGGTGGCTTCTCTTTGTACCGCGTTGGCCACGGTTTTGGGTTCTGTTCAGGCGGTCACGTCTAAATCTCGGAGGCGTTTGCGGCGCCTGTCGGCGCAGGTGGATGCTTTGGAGGAGTATGTGTGGGGTGTGCGGCGTGAGGTTCGCCGGTTTAACGCTGGTCTTCCTGATGATGTGGAGCCTATGCATCTCCCTGATGTGCCTGAGTTTTTGAAAGATACTGTTGATGGTGGAGGTGAGTAGGGTTGAGGGAGTTGGAGGAGGAGAAGCGGCAGCGTCGCTCGTTTGAGAAGGCTTCACTGTTGCTGTTGTTTTTGTCGCTTGTACTGTTGGCGGTGGTTGCTGGGGGTGCTTTGCGGTACGGGTCTGTGGCTTCCCAAAGGGATTCGGAGCAGGCGAGGGCCCAGTCGAATGGTACAGCCGCTAAAGGGTTGGCTGCTAGTGTGAGGCGGGCGTGTGCCTCTGGTGGGCAGGAGTCGGTGCGTCTTCACCAGTCTGGCTTGTGTGTGGATGCTCAGCGTGTTGAGCGGAGTGTGCAGGGGGTGCCTGGCCCGGCTGGTGTACGTGGCCCGCAAGGCCCTGCAGGTGCGGACGGTCGGGATGGTGTTAATGGTTCGGCTGGGCTGGTTGGCCCTGTTGGTCCGCAGGGTTCACCTGGCTTGAATGGTGTGAAGGGTCCTGACGGGTTGCCTGGTGCGAATGGATCGGATGGCCATGATGGTGTTCCAGGTCGTGCAGGTGTTGACGGTGTGAACGGCGTTGATGGTCGGGATGGTTCGGCCGGTGAGCTCGGTGATGTGGGGCCAGCGGGCCCTGCCGGCCCGCAAGGTGCACAGGGTGAACGGGGTGAGCGTGGTCCTATTGGGCCTCAGGGTCCTGCCGGGGCTGATGGCACGAATGGCAAGGACGGTAAGGATGGCCGTTCTGTGGTGTCTGTGTACTGTTCTGATGGTCGCCTGGTTGTGAAATATAGTGACGGTGTGGTTTCTACCGTGTCGGGTTCGGTGGCCTGTCAGGGTGTGAAACCATCGCCTATAGTGACTATATCATCCCACAAATAGAAAGGAGTGGCTGTGATGGTAGTGTTTGGTGGTGGTGTGTGGTGAGGTTTATTCCTGCAGCGCACCATTCGGCCGGTTCGAATAGTCCGGCGAATAGGGTTGTGATTCATGCGACGTGCCCGGATGTGGGGTTTCCGTCAGCTTCCCGTAAGGGGCGGGCGGTGTCTACAGCAAACTATTTCGCGTCCCCATCAGCGGGTGGTTCGGCGCATTATGTGTGCGATATTGGGGAGACTGTTCAGTGCCTGTCTGAGGCTACGATTGGTTGGCATGCCCCGCCAAATCCGCATAGTTTGGGTATAGAGATTTGCGCGGATGGGGGTTCGCACGCCTCGTTCCGTGTGCCGGGGCATGCTTACACTCGGGAGCAGTGGCTTGATCCTAGGGTGTGGCCTGCCGTGGAGAAGGCTGCCATCCTGTGTAGACGTTTGTGTGACAAGCATGGTGTTCCGAAGAGGAAGCTTAGTGCAGCCGATTTGAAGGCTGGCAGGCGTGGTGTTTGCGGGCATGCGGATGTGACGGATGCGTGGCATCAGTCGGATCATGACGATCCTGGGCCCTGGTTTCCGTGGGACAGGTTTATGGCCGTAGTCTGCGGCGGTAGTAGTAGTGATAGTGGGGAGTTAACTGTGGCTGATGTGAAAGCCTTGCATGATCAGATTAAACAATTGTCTGCCCAGCTCACCGGTTCGGTGAATAAGCTGCATCACGATGTTGGTGTGGTGCAAGTGCAGAATGGTGATTTGGGTAAACGTGTCGATGCCCTGTCGTGGGTGAAGAATCCGGTGACGGGGAAGCTGTGGCGCACAAAAGACGCTTTGTGGAGTGTCTGGTATTATGTGTTGGAGTGTCGTAGCCGGATCGGCAAGCTTGAAGCCGAGCTTGCCCAGTTGAAGAAGTGACGGTGATCGATTGTGGGTAAACAGTTTTGGTTGGGCTTGTTTGAGCGTGCCCTGAAAACTTTTATTCAAACGTTTGTTGCTGTGCTCGGGGTGACGGCGGGTGTCACGTATACTGCGGAGTCGTTTCGCGGTTTGCCGTGGGAATCGGCGTTGATCACAGCCGGGGTGGCCGCGGTACTGTCGGTTGCTACCTCGTTTGGTAACCCGTCGTTTGTTGCCGGCAAGCCGAAGATGGCTGTTGTGGATGCTGGGCTTGTTCCACCCGATGATACCGGTTTGATAGAACCGCATGCGGTGGATGTGTCGGATCCTGGCATGATCGAACCGTTGGATGATGAGAGTGTGGACTATGTGCCGAGGCGTGCATCCGAGTCGGAGGTTGGCACAGTAGAGTCTACTGTTGCATAATTGAATATGTGTGTGCCCCAGCGGTGCTGCCACGTGTTGTGGTGAATGCTGCTGGGGCACACTTTTTGTGTCTACAGGGGTTTTACAGGTTGTTGTCTAGGGTGTCTTCGAGTGTCTGGTGTAGGAGTGCGCATTCGGCGAGGGTGTCTTTAGCCTGGTCTACAATGCTTCGTTGAATGATGCCTGGATAGTTGTCGCGGTGATTGTAGATGGCTTCCAGAATGTTGTCTGCCATGGTGGCGAGTTTTAGTGCCTGGTAGGTGAGGGTTTCCAGCCCGTCTAGGGCCGCCTGGCTGTCCTCCTGCTGCTGGTTGTTGGGTGGGCATCCTGCACTGTCGCAGTCCCACAGGATTTCGCTGCACTCGTCTAGCGTGTCCTGATCCAGTGTGAGATCATCGAGGCTTACTTCTTTAACAGTAAGGTTCACGTCATCGAGGGAGATGGGTACACGGTACTGGTTTTCGACACCGTCAACAATGTTTTCCAACTGGGACATGTTGGTGGGCTGTTGTTGGATGATGCGGTGTACCGCTGTTTTGAGGGCAGTGTGGGGGATATGGTTTGTGTTGTTCATGGTTTTATTTCATCCCTGTGCTATCGTCGCTATCGTCTGGATAGTATCTACTGTTTGCGTACCTTGTTAGGGTGATGAGTGTTTGGTCTGCCCACTGTTTCACTGTCTGCCTTGTCACCCCGAGTCGTTGGGCTGACACCGAATAGGTTTGGTCGTAGCCGTATACTTCCCTGAATGCGGCCAACCTGGCTAGGTGTTTTCGCTGTTTGGATGGTTCACAGGTGAGGGTGTAGTCGTCGATGGCTAGTTGCAGATCGATCATGGTAACAATGTTGTTGCCGTGGTGTTGTGGGGCGGTTGGTGGGGGTGGCATGCCCGGCTCCACGCTCGGTTTCCATGGTCCGCCGTTCCAAATCCATTGGGCGGCTTGGATGATGTCGGCTGTGGTGTAGGTTCGGTTCACTGGTCATCCTCTAAACAGGTTGTCAAGGTTATCTGTGTTGCTGCTGGTGTTGCTTGTGTCGAATCGTCCCACGCAGTGGCAGTAGTCGTACATGAGTTTAATAATGTGTTGGTGGTCGCCGAGGTAGGTGTTGCCGCTGATGCTGTAGGTGGCTGTGCCGTCTTTGCTGATGGTGTATTTGGCGGTGATGGTTTCGGGTGTTTCGGTGTTGGTGATGATTGCTGTGGTGGTGGTGCCTACTGTTTGTAGCACGGTGGTTTGGGTTCCGTCGTCGAGGGTGGTTGTGACCATTGGGGTTCTCCTTTAGATGCTGGTTTGGTTGTCGGCTAGATGAATAATATCGGATAAAGGTTTCGGTTGGTCTAGGTGTTGCACCGCTTTGTTGGCTAGCCGTTTGGCTACCCTGTAGCACATTTTGGTATAGTGTTTGTTGTCTAGGTTGTGGTATTGTTCACGTACCGCAATGTAGAGTAGGGAGTCTTGGTACAGGTCGTCTGCACTGATTGCGGGGTAGTGTGTGGCTATTTTGGTGCATGCCCGGTTGAGTGTGCGAAGGTGATGGTCTGTGGCCCATCCCCACGATGCGGTGGTGGCCAGGTCGGCTTTTGTTGGTCGTCTGCTCATGGCACTATTTCATCTCGCTATCTGGTAGTTGTTTGGTGTTTTGTTGTGGATAGTGTAGCACACGAGTCCGGGGTTGCCGGTGGTGCCTGTTCGGTGCCTGTACCAGACTGATTCTCCTTCCATGGATGGGCATTGGATGAAGGTGCGTTGTCCTTGCTCAGATATTTCTAGGTGGTGCCTGTGCCCGGCCATCAGGATGTGGGATGTGGTGCCGTTGTGGAATTCTTGGCCGCGCCACCATTCGTAGTGTTGGTTGTTGCGCCATTGGTGTCCGTGTGCGTGCAGGATTTTCGTGCCTGCCACATCAACGGTGGTGGTCATTTCGTCCCGCTGGGGAAAGTGGAAGTGTATGTTGGGGTAGTTGTTGGTGAGTTGGTAGGCTTCTGCGATGGCCCGGCAACAGTCCACATCGAAGGAGTCGTCGTAGGTTGTGACTCCTTTACCGAAGCGCACGGCTTCTCCGTGGTTGCCTGGGATAGAGGTGACTGTGACGTTGGGACAGTGGTCGAACATGTGGATGAGTTGCATCATGGCCATGCGGGTGAGCCTGATTTGTTCGGTGAGTGGGGTTTGTGTTCGCCAGGCGTTGTTGCCGCCTTGTGACACGTATCCTTCGATCATGTCGCCGAGGAATGCGATGTGGACTCGTTCGGGTTTTCCGACTTGCTGCCAGTAGTGTTTGGCGGCGGTGAGGGAGCGTAGGTAGTCGTCTGCAAATCGGCTGGTTTCTCCTCCGGGGATGCCTTTGCCGATTTGAAAATCGCCGGCACCGATGATGAAGGCTGTCTCGTCACTGCTTTGGGTGTTGGTTTCTGGTTTGGGTGGTGTCCAGTCGGCTAGCTTATCAACGAGTTCGTCTACAGGGTAGGGGTCTGTTTTGGGTTGGTGGTCGATGATTTTTTGGATGGAGCGTCCGGTTTCTCCGTTGGGGAGTGTCCATTCGGAGATGCGTGTGCGGCGTACAGTGCCGTTGGCGAGATCGTCGTGGATGGTGTCGGCTTCATCATTATGCTGGGCTAGCTGTGTGAGGAGCCGGTCTATATTGTCTATCACTGGTTTTCCTCCTCCTGTTTCTGGGTGTTTGTGAATTTGCGGCGATAGTCTTTAATAACGGTGGCGGAGATGGGGTATCCGGCTTGGGTGAGCTGTTTTGCTAGCCATGAGGCGGGGATGGTTTTGTCTGCGAGCACGTCGGCGGCTTTGGCCCCGTAGCGTTGAATGAGTGTTTCAGTTTTGGTTGCCATGGTGTCCCATCGGTTGTGTGGCGGGCTGCCATCCTGTGCGGCAGTCGCCGTCGTGTCCTGGTTTGCGTGTGCACCACGTGATGGTTCCGTCTGTGTGGTGGAGTGTTTTGCCGCACATGACGTTTTGTAGATGCTCCGGCAGCTGGTCGGTGTTGTTGCTGGTTTGTGTGTCGAAGAGTGTTTTCTGGTTGGTGAAGTGTTCGGATACGGTTCCGTTGTGGACGGGTAGTATCCATGTTTTCCATTGCTGCTGTAGCCTGGTGTTCCAGTGGAATTGTTTGGCCGCGTTTTCGGCCTGTTTTAAGGTTTTGTAGTAGCCGACTAGTATGCGCTGATGCTGGTTGTCGGGAGGGTTTTGGCCTCGCCAGTATTGTGCCGCTACAGCATAGCGGTTGTTGTCGGTGAAGGTGTTCCAGCAGTATTCGATAATGTGTTGCAACATGCTGTCTGGCAGGCTGTCAGGGTTGATGGTGGTGTTTTGGGTGATGATGTCACGAACGGCTTGCCGGTTTCGGGTGGTGGGTTTGAACGAGATGCTCACGATAGTGCCGGCTGGTCGTCTTGCATGAACTGGTTGAAGGTGTTGTTCCCGGCGTGTTGGGCTTGTGTGATGTCCTGGTAGGTCCAGTCGGGGTGTTGCTGTTTCAGATAGTACCAGTGGCACGCATCGTAGGTTTCGTCTTGTAGCCGTGTGAGATGGTTTTCGGTGATGATTTGTTTCCACATTGTCCATGACACGTCGAGCCGGTCGAGGATTTCGAGGGCTGGGATGTTGAATTGGTTGAGGAAGAGTATTTCGTGGGTGTAGTAGTTTTTCTCGTAGGCGTCCCATCCGCTTCGGTGCCTGTTGGGCTGGTTTTTGGGGTAGGCTTCCCGGCATACTTTGTGCAAATGTTTGGCCATGTCGTCGGGTAGTTTAATGTCGGGGTTGGCGCGAATCATGGATCGCATCCCATCATAGGTGGTGCCCCAGGTGTGCATGATGTAGGTGGGGTCTTCACCATCAGCCCATTTTTCTGCACAGATGGCGAGGCGGATACGCCTCCTGGCTGCTTGGCTAGTGTTACGCCGGTGGGGGATGGGACACGTGTCGAGGGGGTCCATGATGTTTTAGTGTACCTTTCTTGGTTTGGATTGCTTGTGTGGTTTTATTGTAGCACTGTGTTGAGTGCTTGTGTCAACCCTGTTTTGCCTGTTTTCAGGTAGGTGTCTGTGACGTCGCCAACAGCGAGGGGCACGTGTACGGCTTGGGGGAGTGCTGCCTGGAGGGTTTGGGCCATCTTGTCGCCTGCCGGGTCGGGATCGGACCAGATGTAAACATGGTCGTAGCCTTCAAAAAATTTGGTCCAAAAGTTTTGCCACGAGGTTGCGCCGGGTATGGCGACGGCCAACCATCCGCATTGTTCGAGGATCATGGAGTCGAATTCGCCTTCGCAAATGTGCATTTCGGCTGCCGGGTTGGCCATGGCGGCCATGTTGTATATGGAGCCTGTATCCCCTGCCGGGGTTAGGTATTTGGGGTGGTTGTGGGTTTTGCAGTCGTGTTGTAGTGAGCAGCGGAAACGCATTTTTCTTATTTCGGCTGGCTGCCCCCAAACGGGGTACATGTAGGGGATGGTGATGCACTGGTTGTAGTTTTCGTGGCCGGGGATGGGGTCATTGTTGACGTATCCAAGGTGGTGGTAGCGGGCTGTTTCTTCGTTGATGCCTCTGGTCGAGAGAAGGTCGAGAATGTTTTCGAGATGGGTTTCGTAGAGGGCCGAGGCTTTCTGGATTCGGCGGCGTTCCGCAATGTTGTATGGGCGTATGCTGTCGTACATTCGGGTTTTCTTCTTCTAGTCGTTGTTGTAGCTGGGCGAGTCCGCCTCCGACACCGCATGTGTGGCAGTACCAGACGCCCTTGTCGAGGTTGATGCTCATTGAGGGCTGGTGGTCGTCGTGGAGGGGGCAGAGGATGTGTTGCTCGTTTTTGGACGGATTGTAGCGGATGTGGTAGGTGTCGAGGAGGCGGCAGGTGTCAGAGGTGTGGGAGGAGTTCTGCGAGGGTTGATACCACATAGGCTTCGCTCCATGGCTTGTTGCGTTGTTTCATGATGATTAATCCGATGGTGGACTGGTTTTCTCGGTTTCGGTGTGTTTCGTAGTTGCGTGCCTCGCATGTTGCTTCTTTGACGAATTGGGCCAAATGCTGCTGCCCCGCTTTGGCTTCGATCACATATGTGTGGTTTTTGGTTTTGAGGATGAGGTCGCCTTCGTCTTCGCGGCCGTTGAGGTGGAGGCGTTCTATTTCGTGGCCGGTGTCTCTTAGCTGGTGCAATAATCGTGTTTCCCATTCTGCGCCTGCCCTGCGGTTGCGTGCCTGTTGTGTCGCCATCATAGTCCTTTGTGTGTTGTGGTCATGTTCCATGGCTGTTTTTCGGCGAGGGGTCCGAAGAATGTGTATTCGGGGTAGGCTCGTAACCGCTCGTATCGGGTGCCGTCGGGGCTTGACTGTCCGGTGCGCTGTTTTAGCACTGCGATGCGAGCCTCTGCCGGTATCGCTAGCCCGTTGCCGTTGTCTTCACCATTATAGAGGGATACTCCTAGGATGAGTTGTGGTTTTTCTGAGAGGCCGTTTTTGATTTCTCGCCGGGCTGGCGGGTGTTCGATGTCGGTTCCTGTTTTGTCGGTTGCGTGGTGGGTGACGATGATGGTTGAGCCAGTATCCCTACCCAATGCTGTGATCCATTGCATGGCTTCTTGCTGTGCCTGGTAGTCGGATTCGCAGTCTTGGATGTCCATCAGGTTATCGATGACGATGATGGGGGGAAAGTGGTTCCACATTTCCATGTAGGCTTGTAATTCCATGGTGATGTCTGTCCATGTGATGGGTGACTGGAATGAGAATGTGATGTGTTCGCCGTGGTGGATGCTGTCTCGATAGTATTCCGGCCCGTAGGTGTCAATGTTGTGTTGTATTTCAGCGGTTGTGTGGATGGTGTTGAGTGAGATGATTCGTGTGGAGGCCTCCCAGGGTGTCATATCCCCGGATATGTAGAGGGCGGGCTGGTTGAGCATCGCGGTGAGGAACATTGCTAGCCCGGATTTTTGGCTGCCGGACCGCCCCGCAATCATCACCAAATCCCCTTTGTGGATGTGCATGTCCAGGTTGCGGTAGAGGGGTTCTAGCTGGGGTATGCGGGGCAGCTCGGCTGCTGTTTGGGAGGCTCTCTCGAAGGATCGTTGTAGAGAGAGCATCGGGACCTTATCTATCTATCGGTGGTGGTGGGTGGTCAGATGGAGTCGATGTCTACATCATCGTTGCCGGTGTCTGTGCTGTTGTTGGGTTTGCTGTCTCGCTGGTCAACATAGGCTGCTACGAGGTCGTAGATGGCGTCGTCGAGGGGTTTGAGGATCACAGCGTTGAACCCGTTTTTGGTGCGTACGGTGGCGAGTTTGAAGGCCTGCTCCTCGCCGAGATAGGTTTCGAGTTCGCGGATCATGGAGTGTGGGCGGTCGTTGTTGCCTCGCGCTTTTTCGATGATGGCGTTGGGAATGGTTTCTGGGGTGCCGTTGTTGAGATCGTCTAGGGTGTGGAAGATTGTGACGTCGGCGTAGATGCGGTCGGCGGTTTGTCCACCGTAGCCTTCGGTGTTGTGTTCCACGTCGTGTACTTTGAAGGCGATGGCGATGGCGTCCTGGTTTTTGGACGGGTTGAAGAAGGTGCTGTTGTTGCTGTTGCGGTAGTTAGCGAGTCCCATAACGGTATCCTTTGCTTGCTTTTTGTGTTGTTTTGTTGGTTTGTGTCGGTTTTTATCGGGTGAGGCTGTTTCGTTTAGTACGGAAAGCCTCTGACACGTCACTGTTACTGGTGATGATCTTCTTGTACTGTTTCAAAAGGTCGGCTAGCTGTGCCTTGCTTGTTGCTTTATTGATCCTGTCGATGATGATGTCGTTTTCCTGATTGGCAATCTTGTTTACGTAGTCTTTGGCGGCCTGGTTGTATCGGTCTTGGAGGATGATGGATGCGCTCGCTACGAGTGTTGCCAGATCCCAGTCTTTGGACACGTCATCGTCTTTGAGTCCTCCTAGCAGGTCGATGATGGCCTGTTTTATCTGCTCTGCTGTGTCTCCGCGGATGACGGTCCAGGGTGCGGCGTAGTCGCCACCATATTTCAGTGTGATAGTCAGCTTCTCGCTGTCTGGGGTGTGCTCGTCGGTCACTTGTTTTCCTTTTCGTTGTTGTCTGCTTCTGATGGCTGGACTACTGATTCTATCGGATACCGGTACGAGTTTGTGCCGTTGACGGCCCAGCACGAGTCCTTGACGGGGCAGCCTTTGCAGAGTGCTGTGACGTGTGGGACGAAGATACCTTCGCTGATTCCTTTCATTGCTTGACTGTACATGGATGATACATGCCGGTAGGTGTTGTTGTCAAGATCGTACAGTTCGGTGGCCGTTCCCTGCTTGGCGGACTGTTTGTCTGTTTTGGTTGATGCGGGTGTCCAAAACATGCCTTTCGTCACATTGATGCCCCGCTGTGCGAGCATATACCGGTAGGTGTGTAGCTGCATACTGTCAGCTGGGAGGCGACCCGTTTTTAGGTCGAGGATAAACGTTTCGCCAGTGTCGGTGTTGGTGAAGACTCGGTCAATATATCCGACTATTTTTGTGTCATTGTCTAGGATGGTTTCTACCGGGTATTCGATGCCAGGCTCGCCATAAATAACAGCGATAGCATATTCGGGGTGACTGTTTCGCCAGTGTTTCCACCTGTCCACAAAGACTTGGCCGTAAACCATCCACCAATTGTAGTCTTTCTTATGTGGCCCGCCCGACTCGCACATGTTTTTGCACACTCTGCCGGAGGGTTTAATCTCCATCCCCTCTGATGTGGTGAGGGCGACTTGTGTGGCGAAAACGTTTTTGAAGGATGCGAGTTCGCCTGGTAGTGCAGGGTATTCGGCGGGATTGTACAGGTGTAGGTCGTACTGTTCGGTGATGTGGTGTATCGCGCTTCCGGCGATGGTTGCGTACCAGGTGTGGTGCTGTGCATGGTAGCCGTGGGAGAGGCGCCATTTTTCTCCGCATTCGGCCCACTGTGATAGTGAACTGTAGGAGATGTGGCCGGGATGGTTGATGGTTTTGGGGTGTTGTGCTAGAGGCATTACTTGTTGTCTTTGTTCCATGGGTTGCGGGTGTCTTGGCCGGCGTTGTGCTGCTGGTAGGCGAGGAGTGCGAGGCAATGCCAGGCAGCATGTGCCAGGTGGGGTAGCCCGGATTCGTGGTCGAGGTTGTGTCCTTGCTGCCATGATAGTAGATGCCGGTAGAGGGCGTCGACACTGTGGCTCCACGGGTATCCTCCGGTCCAGTTGTTGTCGCCGTATTTGGTGGCACCATATCCGGCTACTTCGCCGAGGGCGTGAAGGGATGCGGGGTCGATGAGGGAGAGCCTGCAGAGTTTGAGTTCTTTTCGGGCACCGGTGTTTGGGTCGGTGTACATGCGGGTTGGCTCATCCATGAGGTGTGTGCGCCTTTCTTGATGGGTTACTGGTTGTTGTTGTGGGCTAGGGCTACGGCGAGAATAATGATGGCGAGGGTTTCTGCTATAAGTATGGGTGTTGTGATCATTTGTGGTCTTTGGGCTGGTAGGTGAGTGTTGATGCACCCAGGAGGGTGGCGAGGGCGCATGCGGCAATGATGGCGAGGGCGGCTTTGTGGCTGGTGCCGATTGCGTACATCCAGGTGATGATGCCGCCTTGGATCCAGGCTAGGCTGGTGAAGAAGGTTTCGTAACTGTGTAGCTCAATGTTGTTGTTGGGTGTGTTCATGCTTGCTCCTGGATGATGGTGTTGATGGTTTTGTAAATGTTGTACAGGTCGGTTTCAATAGATAACAGTTGGTTGATTTGGTGGTCGAGGTGGATGTCTGGGTTGAGGGTGTTGATGCGGGAGGCAATATCGGTGGCTGTGCGGAGTGTGCCGCCGGTGTGGTGAATAATGTGTGCCGTGTCGGCTAGTCCTGTGGTGACAGCGTAGTGGGAGAGGAGAGGCATAGCGGGGATGCTCCTTGGCGGGTTACTGTTGCGGGTTGATGTTGAGGTCGGTGACGTGCGGGTGGTCTTCTGTTCCGGTGACGAGGCAGTGGACGGTGACCTGTAGTTTGGATGCGCCGGGCTGTTTCATGGTTGCGCCGTAGACGATGGAGAAGGTGTCTTTACCAATAATTTTGTGGAGTTGGAAGTCGATGTCGGGGTTGCCGTTCCAGTTGACACCGTGTGCGGCGGCCTGTTGTTCGGCTTTGCGGTTGCAGGCGTGTGCCGCGGTGATCATGGTGAGTCCTGTGGAGGTTTCTTCACCCCTTGCTTGGGCTTGCTTGTGGGCTTTGGCCTGTTCTGCTTGTAGGGAGCGGACTGCTGCGGCCTGGCGAGCTTTCTTTTCGGCTTTGCGCTGCTGGGTAGTCTTGGGTGTCCATTCGGTGTTGGCGGTGGTTGCTTGTGGTGCTGGCTGTGAGGCGAGTGGCGGGTTGTCGCCTGGGGCTGGCAGGAAAGAGCATACGGCAATGACAGCGAGGGTGGCGCCGGCGATGGTGTAGCCGTTTTTCTTGTTCATGATTTTGTGTTCCCCTTTCCGGGGTGTTGTTCGTTGCTGACATGATTAATCATGGTGTGGGCGGTGGCCTGTGTCAAGTGTGCGCTCAACGATTGTGAGCGATACTTGTGTGGCTAGGGGTTTTATCGGGCAAACAGGGTGAGTAGGTGGCCGATGTTGATGCGTGTCACGTTCCAGTAGAGTTGTGTGGCTTCACCGCCGGTGAGCGGCCGCCACTCATCATGGCTGTACACGGTTCCGTCGGTGGCGATGAACGTGTCGGGGCGTAGCTTGTAGAGTTCGGCTTCCACATGCTGCCGGTATGCTTCGGCGAGGCCCTCAAAATCCATATGGTCGCAGTGGAGGTTTTCGAGGCGTGTCAGGTCGAAGGGTGTGGGGCAGTCGTAGCTGGCGGGGGTGTAGAGCTGGGTGAAGTGGTTGGCGATCTTTTGCATGACTATGTCCTTTTTGTTGCTGATAGCGTTGTTGAGGGTTTATCGGATGGATGCGACAAGGATGGCGTCTACGTCGATCATGTCGATGAGATCGTGGAGTTCCTCGGCCTCATCCGCGGTGAGTGGCTGCCAGCCGGGTGGCCCATATAGGGCGCCGTCGAGGGTAACAGTCCACAGGGGCCGGATGAGTCGTACGGCTTCTTGTACCTTGGCGTGGTACATGCGGCGCACCATATCCAGATCCATGTCGTCTGAATGGTCTCCGGTGAGGCTGTGGAGGCTGGGCGGGTCGATTTCTGTCTGCCCGTAGAGGCTGGTGAATGATGGTGTGATGAGTGTGCCATCCATGAGGGGATGCTCCTTTCTAGACCGTCTGGATTGGCTGTTGTGGTTTCTAGAGTGGGCAGGTTGCGATCCACAGTCAAGGCTGCGCTCAAACTCAGTGAGTGTTTCATGGGGGGTGTCGGGTGTGACAGATGTCACTGAAGCCTTTATTGCCTCTCTCGGCGTCTCAAATCTCCTGGGGGTAGGATTATGCAGGGTTGGCCCTACTGATCGATTCTAGACTCCTTCTAGGGCGTCTCGGGGGTATGTCTGGGTGATAGCAGGTCCGGTAGATGACCCGGCAGATCTACCTTGGCTTTCATCACGATAATTGGGGTGCTATATCTGGGCATGGAATCTACACCCTCATACTGTGTGAGATAGGCCACATTCGCCTAGTATGGTGTGCACCCTCAAGACCACTCTGTCGATCTGGCGTGGAGGGTGTAGCCCAGAAATGCCGTTTAAAGCCTTCACGCGGCGTCTAGGAGCGCCTTACAGGGTGGGGGCTAGGTATTTATACCCCCGCATATTCTGATCGATTCTAGACGCCTCCAGGAGTCTGATACACGATCAACCATCTTGGCATAGATCATCAGTCCCTATCCCGGTTAGCTAAGCCTCAACTATGTGGACAGTGTTGGATACTGTGAGGGAAGAAGGACACGGTAAAAGAAAGAAGGGGGAGCATCAGCCTTTACGCCTGAGGGTCTTAGCGCTGAGCACTTAGCACCGAGCCCTTGAGGGGCTCGGCATCAGCCCGAGCAGGCTCAGCTGATCCGGCACAGCCTTAGCAAGTACACGCCATCAGGGAAGGCTTGAGAGTACGAGGAGCCTTAGCGACGAGTACTCGAAAGCCTGAGGGAACACCCTCAGCACTGATGAGCCTAGCGTGTTCGGAAAGGACACAAGAGTACAGTGTAACAGCTGTCCGGGAGTGAAACCCGTTCTGACTAGGGGTTTCAGCCTTAACCACCTGTAAAGGTTACAAGACTCTAAGAAAATTTAAGAAACTTCTTAGGAAGAAAGTTGTGTTGTTATCCACCAAAAAACGCCCAAAATAGCCCTCAAACCCGCTAATAGAGCCAAATCCACCAGTTTGACTCATCCCAGGTGGCGTATGCTAGGCTGGACAGGTAGCCAGCTGGACGCAAGGCCAGAAAGTGCTGACGCACTTCCCGACCTCGCTTACCATCAGTCTACCAAACACTTAAAGACCTTAAGGCTTAGCGCTAAGCCCTTAAGATCTTAACACTGAGCACCGAGCCCCTCAAGGGCTCGGCATCAGTCTTAGGTACTTAAAGTAACTTTAAAACCTTAAAGGCTAAGCACTTAAGGATATAAACTTAACATCAGTGTTTAAGGCTTAAGGAGTTAAAATAACCATAAAGCTTTAAGAGCTAAAGGTAACATATAAACCTTCAAGGCTTAAACACTTAGCACTGAGCCCTTCAAGGCTCAGCATCAGTATAAAGATATTAATACTTAAGTTAAGTAATAACCTATAAGTCTTAAAGCTTATAGGTATAATAATATAATATAACTATATAAGTTATAAAAGCTTATAAGTTATAAAAGTTTTAGAAGAGCTAAGAGGTTAACTTCTTTACTTCTCTACTCTCTTTGGTTCTTTCTCTCCTCTCTTCTTTTCTTCATCAGGGGAGAAGAGGAACCTTTTGCCGTCAGCACTGATGGGCTTTCACTGTGTGACTCGTGTACCACCGGTCGCACGCTCCCGGTTGCACACTCCCCACACTCTTACACCCGTGTCCCTTTACGGCTTAGCGTGTTCGGCTGAAGGCGTACGGCGTGTCACGCTAACATCCTTAACATCAGGTAAGACTTAAAGTGTATATTATATGTAGAAGACTTTAAAACCTATAAGATGTTCCTTCTTAGCGGTGTTCCTACACCGCTAGGCGCCAAGCGCTAAGCCTTGAAGTGTGAACACACACCCACCCCCATTTTTCTTCCGTGTCCTTCTTATTTTGACACTGCTGGGGGGCTATGTGATCTTTCTCACATGCCAGGGGGGTAGTGGAGAAAACAACCACTCCACCACAAACAGAACACCCCCTCAAACGCACAAAACAGCCCCCAGAATCGATCAGCATGGCAAGGGCAAGGTATTCATACTCCCAACGACTTTCAGGTCGTTACAGAGGCAAACAAGAACCATACAGGGCTAGACGATGATCGGAGACGCGATGGCACACACCAACCGCACCGCATCCGCCCCACACCGGCGCTGGCGGCAACGACTCATCACCCAAGCCCGACAACAAGGCCAAACCGAATGCCCACTCTGCGGAGCCACCATCACCTGGGACACACACCAGCTACCAACCAGCCCCGAAGCCGACCACATCACACCCGTCAGCCGGGGAGGACTCAACACCCTCGACAACGGGCAAATCATCTGCAGAACATGCAACAGAAGCAAAGGCAATCGCAGCGAACCAAACATTCGATTCCAACAACAAACCACAAAAACATTGATTCCATGGTGAAAAACCAGCCAACCCCCGACGGGGGCACCCCCTGCACACCCGTGCAAGAC